CCTAAAAAAGCATAATTGTACGGATTAGCGGAACTTGTCGAAGTATAAAAATTTTGACCATAATTATTATTTTGGTTGGCATCTACACGAAAAAGACAATTATCGTACTCTGCACCTGAACGCAAAGTTCTCGCTTGCCAAACAATAAAGAAAGCCTGATATTGACTCCAATCTTTGTCACCTGTACCAGAGTTCCAAGTGAAATCTGAAACCGTATCATCAGTCATTGTTTGAGACCCTAAACAAACATAAGGGTCACCTTCGGTTAAAACACCATTTACTAGATATGCTGGATCAGCCATTATACCTCCACTACGTATCTGATGAGAACTATTCCTGTCGCCCCATCATTCGCCACTCCAGCAGCATAATTAGAAACACCGCCACCGCCACCGCCACCTGAACCACTATTAGGCGCACCATTAGAACCAAACCAACCATTTGTACCTGAATCTCCACCGCTATAGCCGCCCAAACCAGTTCCTCCTGATTTTATGAAAGTGCTATTTGTTGAAGTTCCACCTGAACCACCAGCCGCATATGCTACGTGGTATCTGTCCGCAGGAGATGATGTTGTCAAATACATTGAATAGCCACCACCTAAAACACCTACACTTGACGAAGTAGAAGGATTACCTCCAGGCGCACCGTTAGCGGGATGACCTGAAAGACCTGCACCACCTACGCTTGTGAAACCACCGCCACCTGCTCCAGCAGTAGCGCTTGAATTAGCCTGTCCACCACCATTACTACCACCTGCACCGCTAGAACCACCGCTTGTAGCAGAAGCACTGTAACTTCCACCACCGCCACCGCCTGAACCTCCAGTAGAAGCAAGACCGCTGTTAGTCGCACCGCCTCCTCCGCCACCGCCTTTAGCGGTAGCACTGAAAGCCACAGTATCTTGACCATTTACACCATTGTAAGTGGCATTACCTGCACTACCTCCGTAACCTACTTGAATAGTGTAAGTGCCTGTCTCAATAGTAGAAGTGCCGTTTAAGATTTCACCTGCACCACCACCTCCACCACAATTTCCTGAAGCAGTCGCACCGCCGCCGCCGCCACCGCCGCCGCCGACAAGAGTGTAAGCAATATCAACAGAACCCGAAATCACAGTTAATGTGCCATCACCTCTGAAAGTATGAACACGATAAGTGTTACCGTCATCTCCTAAATATTGGCTGATGTTGCCACCATAAGCACTAAAAACACTACTGCCAGACAAACCGCCGTTCATCCACGCAGAAACAGCCGTAGACGGATTAGCCTTCGGCAAATCCTTACGAGCCTTCCACGTAGAAACCGCAGTACTAGGGTTAGTCCTATCTTGTCGAAACACTATAAGACCTCTTTAAGCAGTTATTCTATTTACGTAACCCCACAAGTTCAAAACAGAACCAGTGGCACTATAAGCCGAAACTCTTGTCGCATTAGAACCATCATTAACAAGAACCAATCCAGGAATAACTAATGTCATACCTGCTTTAGTTGTTATTGTTTGATACAGCGTGTTAGCTGGTGCAGTTGGAACTGAACCAGCAGAATCATAGCCGTAGAACAAAATAAGTTCTACGTCAGCCGAATGGCTGTTAGAACAATAGAGCCAAAGTTCATCTATTGTCGTAGCTGTTGTTGTTGTATCATGAATGGTCGTTGGTGAACCTGCTGATGTACTTGTGCTAAGGGTTGGTTGTCCCTCTGCACTCGTACTCAGCTTTACTTTTGAGTATGTCGCCATATTACCTTTCCTTTATTTAACTGAAAACTTGGTTATTCAGAATTAGTTGATCATTGCTAGTCACTACAGAAATAGCAGGAGTAGCGCCCCCTGAAGAAACAATCGGGAGAGTCCCTGTAACAGTAGTAACTGTCCCAGCCGTGGGAGTTGTCCAAGATAAACCTGTACCAGTAGAAGAATCCGCTGTTAAAACCTGAGTATTACTACCAACACCCAAACGAGTGACAGTATCAGCCGCAGTAGCAGCTATAAGATCACCTTTAGTTGTGACTACATCAACAGCAGGGCTAGGAGCCCATTTAAGGCCAGTCGGTTCAGACGAATCTGCTGTTAAAACGTGAGTGTTAGTACCTGCCGCAAGACGAGAAACAGCATCTGATCCAGTAGCTGCAATAATATCTCCTTTAGCGTCAACAATGTCTTTCTGTACGACACCAGGGCTTGAATTAACGAAAGTTTCTATATCTGTGTAATTTTGGTTAACGTCTGCGGCCACAATCGTGGTTCCTGCAGAGAACGTGTTTGTAACGGACAAAGTTGCCATTTAACGCAATCTCCTCGGCGTGTAGGTGAAAGCTAAAGCGTTCATTTCCCAATGATTATTGGTAGATGGGCCGCTTACTTTCATACTTATACTTTTTGCTGTCCCAAGAGTGGGCATATTTATAACATCTGCAGTTAAACTACGTGAAATAGCATCCCATGCAGCATAATAAGGGGAAGTTGAGTCAGCATCATTCCATTTAGCTGTACCCCATAAAGAAGTAGAAGTTTTACCTTCTATAGAAACATTAAAACTATTAGTGTAAGCAGACTTGTCATAATCTTTGTAAACAAGAACAGGCAGTGCAATAGTTGATTCAGCGGACGTAACTATACGAGGCCGACCCCAACGCTTCTTAACAATAGGGTTTTTCCCCGTAGCCCAACGGGTCACGAAGTAAGAATCAATATGCGTTTCTGCTGAAGACGCATATCTGTCTGTTGAACGATTCTGTTGATCTTCAACATCTATCAAAACGCCCGTGTTAGCGACACAACCGCTGAAAACAGTAGAAGAAGAATTAGGTGGCTTATAAGCATATAAAGGCCCCGCATCAATATCGCTAAGAACCCAAGCACCACCTTGACCTATAGTCGGATCGTACATGAGAGTACGACGTGTAGTGGAACCATCTTCAGTCCAATCTACTGAAACATATAATTTGTTGTTACCCCAAGCTAATTGAGGATTCTCACTGAAAGTTATACGACCATCATCAATAGCGGGCATTATCTTGTCAAAAATGTAAACGAAACCTTCCCCGTTGTACAAATAAACACCTTGGTCTGAATACCAGAAAAAGACCCCATATGGAGTCGCCACAGGCGACGACAAAGGCACAGAACCAACATCGTTGCTTAAAGTAGTGACTTGAAAAGAATCTGACCCAAAACCAAACACTGCATGAACACTGTTGGTTTTGAAAACAATCAAACGATCACCCATAGGACACAAACCTGTTATGTAATCACCATGATCGCCTTTATCAATATCGACATAATCATTAGCAGCCCACGTTTCAGGGTCATTTACGTTTGACCATCTGATTCGAGACTTGTGATTAGTGGCAGATTCATATGTATTAGCTATCCAAGCGTAATTATTCCAAAAAGCTATGTATTGAGCTTGAGGCATGTTCCCACCTGAACCAAATGTGGTTCCTAAATCCGCTCCAGATGAACCAGTCCATTTGAAAGAAGGTTTATCGTAAGAAACTCCGTAAGCCACATTGTTCATGGTCACACCATAAACTCTGGAACCAGCAGTTCGAGCAGTTATACCGCTAACATCTGTAAAATTACCTGAAGCTGAATAAGCGACCTTAGTGCCATAGTTGACCATGACTTGACTTGTTCCACTATCGGTATGTAACCCCCAAATGCCTTTAATATCTGCACTTAAAGCTGTCGTGTTGCGACGGTCAACACCATCACGTTGACGTATGCCACCACGAGGGTCAACAAGAACATTCAACAAATCAGGAGATTCATCATCTTCTAAATTGAACTGATCTGTACGAAGGTTCAATCCTCCAGTAAAAGATTCAAGGGCTTCAAGTTTAAACTGTGTGGAAGCCACTAATTACTCCCAAGAATAACGCAAACGATTTGGCAAAATAGTTTCTGCCCGCCAACGAGAGGCACGTCTACTGTTCATTACAATAGGTTGAGGAGCAGGCATGTCATCATAGCGTGCTCTTAAATTATCCAACTCTTGATTAAAAATAGAAAAATATTGTGAAGCCATAGTCGGATCTTCTTGCTGTTCATAAGATCTCGCAATCGCATAAGTAGCTATCACAATATGAAAAGGAGTAGGCAAATCTGAAGGTTCAGTAGCATCAGAGACACCCGCTCCAAAAGCTGTAGGGTTTTTGTAACCCCTCACATAAATAGTTGTACCACTCGAAGGAGTTGGGTACAAACGAACTGCTTCACCCCAATAAGACCACCACCAAGGATCACCTGAAGCTTGAGTGTTTAAAGGATAAACAATGTCACCATCATCACGACCCACATAATTGATAACGTGACTATCTGTTCTTAAAGCAGCTATTTCACGCAAACCATTAGTGACTGATGCACCAACTGTAGCTATCGAATAATCTTTATCAGTCGTAGTCGTAAATGTTGTGGACGTTTCATAAAACGGCCACCGTTTCTCTGAATAAACAATAACATCGTAGCCTTCACCAATAAAACGATTCATCGTGTCATCAGAGATGTCTGCAGTGTCAATGTCCACAACTGAGCGGACATATGACCTCATGGTCGAAATATCCATTTTTACTTTCTATGAAAAACGCATAGGTCACTGCCCGCAGCAGGTCGCCCTTTACAAGGTTCCCCACTACGGGTCAATGCACTACACTTAGATACCTTCTCAGAGGCGAGTTCTTGCTTTTTAACACTTGTGTCAGGGACACGAGATACATTTCGTTGAGTCCCCACTGCCTGTGGGCGAGGGGACGCATCGTGAAAAGCTCGTTTACCTGAAGGTTCCCCTGCAGGTCGTGCGCCTGATTTGTATGCGTAAGCAAGTTCTCTACCCATGATTAAGCAGGTGTTATACCGTAGATGTATCCTTGACGAGCACGGTTGCTCACTGTCAAGTTTCCGTAACAAAGAATCTGTGAGAACACAGCGTCTTGGTTTGTTGGACGTACAAACGGTGTTGGTTTGAACCAAACATCGCTATGAGCTACCAACTGGAGATACTTGGTGTTAAGGAAATACATTTTTCCTTCACCTGCAAGAGTACCATCAAAGGTTATTGGAGCACCCTTGAACAGAAGATTTTGGAATCCTCCGTCAGCCATGTCGGTGTCCGTGTAACGAATCTGTCCATCGAGGAGAGCTTCGTAAGCTTCGTACTGGCTTTGACCAGTTACGATAATTGTTGGTTGGTCGTTACCAACTGAACAGTTGTTGTACATGGTAGCCATTGAAGCAACGTCTATCGCACCAGCTTGGTTAGAAACTTGTGATCTCCACCAAGAGTTGTCTGAGTCAGTTGCATCAATACCAGCGAAAGTAGATCCGCCAGAGTCGTTGCCAAGACCGATGCAGGCTGCAAGCCCAAGCATGTCTTTGCCACTGTTACCTGTACCATTACCAAAGAGCATGGTGTTCATGTTCTCGATAATTGTTTCCTGTGTTTGGAAGATTTTACCTTCCAACAGATCAATGATCTGTGCTTCGCCATTATTTTTGGCTTCTTCAAGACCGTTGATTGTTACCGTAGCAGCATACTGTTTCCAATCGAACTCAGCAGATGTGATACCTGTCTGAGCTGTAGTGGAAATAGTGTCTGTTCCTGAGTAAGAACCAGCAGTTGAGTTTGTTCCATAAATAATTGGAACTACGATCTTCGCACCACCAGTCACACGCCTAATTGTTTGACCATTTGTCAAAGCGTAAAACAATGGTCTTGCGCTGAAAATGTTGTCAGTCAGTTTAGGTATGTAGTTGTTTAATGTAGTGGAGAGAATCTCGTCAAAGTTAGCGTTTCCCGCTGCCATTTTATTTTCTCCTTAGAGGTTATTGTCCTAATTGTTGTTTAGCCAAAGCAAAAGCATCTCTTAAAGAACCAACTTTCTCAGGTGCATTAGAAACAACCGCACTGGATTGAGTGGACTTGCCACCCGATACATTTCCAGCTTGACGTTTAGATTCAGTAATTTCCTGCTCCGACTGAAGTTTTTCAGCCACAGCAGCTACCTCACCATAATTCATGTGCGTAAACGCTGCTTCTAAATTAGGAATTTTGTTTTTTAAAGCATGTTGATACAACTGCTTTTCATCAAAATCCCCGTACCGTTCTTTTAATCCTTCAACTTGCTTTGCTAAAGCTTGTTGTCTTGACGCTCTTTCTTGAACCGCTAATTTAGCTTCAAGACTTTGCAGTCTTTGAGCAACAGGATCAACTTCTTCATACTCATCCATTTCTAGATTTGTTTGTTGTTGATTTGTCTGTACACCGTAAGCCTCGGCCAAAGCGGTAACAGTTCCCTCTGGATCTGAGTCCAAAGCAGAAACTATCGCTTCAGCTTGGTTCAATCTTTCACGTTCAGATGCCAACTCTTGCGTTTTACGGGTGTAATCCGCTTGACGTTGATATCCTTGTTGAAGTTCATCAAGGGTGACCTGATGTTCAGCACCATCAATCTTGACAGTGTAATCACCTACAGGTTCCTGTATAACTTCTTCTGTAGAAACTTCTGGAGTGTCCACCTCTGTGGATTCCATTACTATTTCTTCGTTATTGGGCATTTCGCCTCCTTGGAGTCCTAATGGTTGCTCCTATAAGACACGATGAAGTGTCCCACACCGTGTAATTGTTATTATAAAGCAGGCAAATCTATACCCATTTGATTAGTTAATTGGGCTAATAATTCTGGTGGGATACCACCTGTAGGAGCAAACGCTCCACCTTCGGGTGGTACAAGGGGTGCACCACCAGGAGCAGGGGGAGGCGCTGCCACTGGTGGGGGTGCCATTTCACCCGCAGGAGCGGCTTCGCCACCTTCAGGGGGCTGAAGCGGCTGCTGCTGCATAATGAAGCGTTCAGGATCTTTGATCCCGAACCCGTCCTCTAAAATATGAACAGCCAAAGCAGAAGGATCTATGACAGTTCCAACCAAAGGCGCAACAGCATTCATTAAAGAAATAGCCTGCTGTTTACGTATCGTTTCATTCATAGGTTGAGTAGAACCTGCTTCCACAGCAAAATCGTACTCACCCGTAATATCTTCCCTAGTATACGGAACCCAAATGGAACCGCCCCCACGTTTAGTAACACGAGCCATCTGCTCACCAGTCATATACTGTTGCATTAATTGCAAAATACGTCTAGCTACTTTTGAAATTGATTGTTCAACAATCGCAAGTTTGTCTGCCGCTCTAGCATTCTGAGCATCAGCAATAATCGACGCTTCAGTAGCTGTACGACGAATCTCAGGCATAGCACCTCGTGCATACTCTGAAACACCCGAAACTTGCATAATGTCAGCTTCAATAGTTTCACTGTATTGATAAATTTCTGGTGAAACAGGAACTTGAGGCATTGGTGTAACAACTTCTGACAAAGGTTTGTTTTCATCCAAAACAGGCACCATGCGACTATCTTCATCAGATTCTAAAGCTTCACGACCTTCGGGGCCAAAAGACCTCTCGTGAAACAAATACTTTCTGGCGTATCGTTTCCTGTCATTCATTAATTGGCTTCGTGTTTTATCCAATTCTAGTTGCAACGATTCAATCGGCTCTAATTCTCCTATTGGATAAAAATGATCAGGAACATCATAATTACGTAACATGATAAAAGGTTGACCAAAAGCATAAGGCATAGGCGTTGGATCAATCAAAAACTCTCCACGACCACTATCAGGAAAAACTGACATAGTGTTATTGGGAATATCATAATATTCCCAAATTATGACCCGATCATCTGGAAGAAATTCTTCCGTATCATCATAATAATCATAAGATGACGTGACTCTCGCATCGGCGGACAAATTACGTCTAACAGAAGGTTTATACCGTTTATCAGCTTTAGCTTCTTCTAAAGGACGAACAATCTTTTGAGCAATCCAAGTAATATCATCCATACAAGTAGCTTCAGGGTCAACAAACATATCGAAAGGGGAAACCCTTTCAACAAAAGCTTGATCTTCAACAACCATCATTTCTGTATGGGCAATATTTGCAGCTATTTCATCATCATTAGGAAGATCGCCTGCTAAATCAGCCATTCCTGCAGCCGCACGATCAGCTTCCATAATAGCTTGATCAGTTAAAGACTCTCTTTCACCTTCAGACAAAGTACGTTCTTGTTCAAGAAAACGCCAGCCACATTTAATCCAACCGTGCCCAAAAATAAGAAAATCTTTAACGGAACGGCGGAAAGGCTCACGAAAATCGTGATGCCTCCACATGTGATTAATAGCCGCTTCAACAAAAGCAGCCCTGTCACGATCATCAACTTCGTTAGCTTGAACAACAACTTTTGGATAATTAACAGCCACACTAGGGGCGATAACATTGATAGTAGAAAAAGCAAGATTAACAGCCACTAAATCAATATTATTACGAGTTGTTCTCGGCCAATGACGGCCACGATACAAGTCGATCATTCGTCGCCACACGTCATCAAAACCTTCTTGTTCACGCCAACGACGTGACAGTTCCAAACGACGCATGTATTCTTCGTTTAATTCCGCTCTAGTTTTACGAGCCATTAGACTTTCTCAATATTCCTTCCCTGTGCTTTGGCTTCAGCAATAACTTTTTGTTCACGCTCATTACGAGTTAAATGTTGCTCATCAGGAGCTAAAGCTTTTGCTCTCCAACCACGTTGAGTATTAAAATTCAACCCCAAGGTTTTTTCTCGAAACTGCCACAACTCGATTAATTCTGTCTCAGACAGTTTTCCACGATGAAGTTGTGTGTAGTCACAAAATTCTTGGAAGGTCGCATCTGCTGCTAAAACAGCCATGATGACCTATGGACGTTTGGTATGTGGTGCAGCGTTGTGCCCAGCCAAATCTGGTTGCGGCTGCGATGGTTCAACTTTACCAGTTGTACCATGCTGATTAAATGGTGTGTTGCGTACAGTCTGTTCTCCATAGCCGCCAGTCATATTAGCATACTTCGGACTATCAAAACGCTGACGAGGTGATTGTGGTTGTGCAGGTTCCCAAATAGGGTTAGCAACAACAGAACCACCACGTTCCATTTTGTTATTCTGACCTTTTGCACCATCAACTGTTTCTGATGCACTGGTGTGCGAAACAAAGTTTCTAGCTCCCATGTTTTATATCTCCTTAATAGACATGTCTATAAACCGAGGTTAGGTGTCCCACGCACAGTGCTACCCCCGATTCTTAAAGGAAATTCTTCAGAACTGTCTTGCGTCGCTAAACGTCTAAACCAATCAACAGTCCAATAATCATCTTTAGGTTGCGTGTACTCAGGAGAGAAAGCATACCTACGCATCTGATTAGCTAAAGCCAAAGCCATAACACGATCATCAAAAGGTGAACCTGACATAGAACCCCTGTCATTACGAGTAAAAGTTCTCAACTCGGCAATAGTGTCAACATCGTAAATAGATAATTCTTCGTTACGGAAAGCCATTCCAAGATCGTCAATAAGCAAAGGTTTAGATGTTCGTGTGGTTCTCCACCCGAACTCTTGAGAAATCTTATCAGTAGCAGTATTTAAAGATCTTTTACGAAACAACCTTGGATACCCCAACTGTCTCAAAACAGTAATCGTAGTCAAACCATGATTGTTAGACTCGACGCAACACAAAGCATCGTTATACCACAAACCAAGTTTTTTAACCTCAGCAGCTAATTCGTCAGGAGGTATACGCCCATGCCATATAGCTGCTTGTTGACCTGTCCCAACACACAAAACCTGAGCGCAAGAATAATCGCCGTGACCTAAACCTTCAGCCGTGTCAACACCAATCACATAAGATTGCATCGTGTCAGGTATTTGCCAAACTTCTAAACTCATTTTCTGAACTCCACAGCATTAGTAGCAACCTCATGCAAATACCCTTTTTGACCTGCAAAACATTTATTAGCCATTAAATCTAAAACATCAATATCAAACACAGGGTTACCTGACCTTACGAACGCTTCCTCAGGCGTAGTTGGATATTCTTGAGCCAACTGCCAAGAAAGCATTGATATTTTTTTAGATTCATACCAAGTTTCGTCACGATCTTCCGTAGCTGACCAAGGGTAAAACATTGGAGCAAACTTGTTGTTATGCGCTGACGCACCAGTCCAAAGATGGTGAAAAAAGTTACCAGAACCATTAGCGGTAGACAAACCAATAATGCGACCACCGACATCAGCAACTGGTTCAATCGAAGCCCACGCTTCTTCAGGATTAGGTAAGAAAGCCCATTCATCAACAACAATCAGCGTAGCTGATTCACCACGAGCAGGGTCAGATGCCGAAGGCATCGACGTTATCTGGGAACCGTTGCCGAAAAACATTCTTTGCTGGTGCTCTACTAGGCTTTTAGGGCCACGAGCTACCATCCATTCAGGCAAATGCTGAAAACCATATTTCGATTTACGTAACAGAAGAACCGATTCGCGTTCAGTACGTGAAAGATCAATAATGTTCTGATCGTCGTGAAAAAAAGCTAACCAAAACTGGTGAGCAGCAACGAGCGTAGTCCAACCTATCTGACGTGCTTTTAAGGTGAGACTATAACGATTCTCTGCCCAGTGTTCGAGGGCTTCTGCTTGTGCACGTCGTAGATCAAAAAGGATACGACCGTGAGCAGGATGAGCGATATGCCAATACTTACGTAAGAAATAAGACTCATCTCTTTCACATTTTCTCCACTCTGCTTCTTGTCTTAACTCGGTTATACGAGACATCGTTAACCTTCGAGCGATTCGACCTTATCAGCTAACTGCCTAAGCTGATCGGCTAAAGGCATAGGTTTTTCTGTAGGCCAAGGTGATGAAGTTTCCGCTTCAGCAGTTTGAAGATCAGCTTCCTCTTTAGCGGCAACCATTTTAGCTATAGCATCCCAATCTATACCTTCCGATAAAGGATCTACAC